ATTTTACTATTAATTTACGGTAAGATTGAAACCAAGTTTTGCCGTTATCCTTAATGATAAATTGGTTAGGTACTGCGTTATAATTATTATTTATAATGTTTGATACTTTCATTTTATTTTTCCTCATATTATTATTATTTGTGGGTTTCTCATCAGTAGCAACTTAACCCGTGTTGCTAGACGCCCCGTAGGGCGTTTCGATTGTATCTTATAAGCTGTCCAGTATACCACCAAATCCGCCCATTTTGAAGACTTTTTTCTTAGGCTTGACCTGAATCTCATCGTTGCAAGTAACCTCTACAATATGCCTAATTCTTCGCTTTGAGCCGTGTGACCAGTCGTGGACTATTCCGTTTTTAACTCCGATTGCGTGGTCTGTGGTGTAAAGGATATATCTTTTCTTTGGGTTCAAATAGTCCATACAATTATTGACAGTCATTGTTGCACCATCTGTGAATCTATCTTTTATATTTTTAGTTCCCATAGTTCCAAAAACCTCAAGACTAAATTTATTTGGTGTATCTAAAAATCTGTTGATTGCCTTGTATCCTCTTATTGAGTCGTGAAGTCTTAGCCCTCTACGTTTAACCCTGTTCGCATACTGAGTCATTAATTTATTACCCTTAGTATAAGTCAAATCAAAGGCAACACAACCCGCAAGAACTGTACAACTGTTTGTATCTTTGTTATCTTTTGAGTCTTGATGTAATTGTTTATATAAGTTTGTTTCCATTTTTTTATCCTCTTTAGTTTTCAGGAGTTAGGACTCTATTTCTAAAGTCCTAAGTTCTGAAAAGTTAAATGTTTAACTTTCTACTCTCCAGCGAAGTTATCGCAGAAGACTCTAACATCTGCAACCGTCTTGCCGTGCTTGTCCATCAATTTCATCAACTCTTCTTCAAATGTCTTTGATTCAGTCTTCTTTGATGGTGTGATGATGACTTTGAATTTTCCTAGGTCATCCTGTGTAAACATTGGGAACTCATCAGAACCAATCATTGTTGACTTAACTTTCTTGACTGTCAACTTAAATTTCTTGTGTCTCTCAGGCTCTTGAACTGTATTGAGTAATTCCTTTTGTACTATTGGCATTTTAATTCTAGTCTGTAACTCACCTTTAATACTTGCCTTGAGTGCTTTGAGTTTGTCACCTGTTAAGGTATCCATCTGCTCTTCAAGTTCTTGAGTTAATGGGTTCTCAAAATTCTCATCTGTCGCACCTAATAATATAATCAAATCTTCTGCGATTGAATCGCCTTTCTTTTGATTGCTTAATAATGCCTTGATTGTTTCTTGTGCCATTTGTTTTTGCTCTGATACTTTCATTTTATTTATCCTTATATAGTAAATGTCAAAATTGACACTTCCAATAATACCTATATATATCTAAATGTCAACCCCAAAACACAAATAAATGTATAAATAAATAGTTAAATGTTTAACTTTTTTCTCAATTGTTTAATAATGTAGCAATATGCTCTAATCGTCCCAAATTTGCCCATATTTGGACGATTGTTCTCTACCCTAATGACTATATGACTCACCCAATAATAATTGATTTTGATTTCTGAGCCACTATTATTTTTACCCTGTGGGTTTACACATCAAAATATAATCTCTTGATTTTGGGCTATCCTTGAGCCTTACAGCTAACCTGTTGTATTTTTGCAACAAATACTGTTATTTGTGGTATTTTTACAACAACTCATCTAATCACTAAACATATATATCTATTCATTCAGTATGTATTCATCTATATGTATTCATTATGTATGTATTGATATGTATGTCTTCATTATGTATCTATTGATATATATCTATTCATTCAGTATGTATTCATATGTATCTATTGATTATGTATGTATTCATATGTATGTATAAATATTCACACTCACGCTCTCTCACTTCTCACTTTTGCAACATCTGTTGTATTTTTGCAACACTTAAGAATTTGTTGCGTTTGTGCAACTTTTGTGGAACTTATGCAACATCTGTGGTATATATACAACAAATAGGGAGGGACACCCCAAGCTATCCTGATAATTTTAAATTTAGGCTCATAGACAGATGGGAGGGAATTTAAGAAAATCTGTTATTTACTAGAGTAATTCTAGGTGCGGAGAGGGACTTAAGACTTTATTTAGAATTTACTATTGACATTCATCGAAAAGTATGCTATAATATTACTATAGATTAAAAAAAAGATTCACCTAAAAAGGCTTCTCTTAGAAATAACCTTTTATTATCATTCTAATTACCATTTTAGTTGAAACTATAGTATTACTAAGGAGCTAAAATGAGTAAAAAGAATAAAGGTTCACCAAAGTTATACAAAGGTATGCCGTCTTTAAACCCAAACGGTAGACCAAAAGGTAGTGTCAACAAGTATACAGCTTTAAGTAGAGAGTTGATGTCTGCAAAAGGTCCGGAGATTGTACAGAGAGTTATAGATTTAGCACTCGAAGGTGACAGGACTTGTCTTAAAATGTGTATGGATAGAATCCTACCGACAACTAAGGCAGTAGAGTTAAGGTCACAAGAAGGTAAGGGCAATGTTGTAATTAATGTTGGTGGTCTTACTGAGAAAGTAATAAGTGAAGACAATAAAAAGCCTTTAGAGTATGAAGAAGGCGTAATAATCTCAGAAGAGAAAGTAGACGAGACTATTATAAAGATAGGCAAAGGGAATGAGTAGGGAGTTAGATGTCTCACTACACCCGGCTCAATTAGAAATCTTTAATAGTACAGCAAGATTTAAAGTAGTAAGTGCGGGTAGACGCTTTGGTAAATCTAGGTTAGCAGCTTGGATATTAATTATTAAAGCACTACAGTCGGAAGATAAGGATGTCTTTTATATAGGTCCTACATTCCAACAGGCTAAAGATATTATGTGGAATATGCTGAAGGAGTTACTTCAGGATACTGAATTAATAGAGCAGACCCACGAGAATACAGCTACTATGACTTTAGTCAATGGTAGAAAGATTAGCTTAAAGGGAAGTGACCGACCTGATACTTTAAGAGGCGTGGGACTTGCTTATGTCGTCCTAGACGAATATGCCTCAATGAAGGTAGAGGTGTGGGAACAGATTATAAGACCTACACTAGCAGATGTAAAAGGTGGTGCGTTATTTATAGGTACGCCCGCAGGTAAGAATCACTTCTATGAGATATGGAAGGAAGCGGATGATGATAAGAATGAAGATTGGGAAGCATTTCAATATAATTCTACAGACAATCCGATATTAGACCCTGAAGAGATACAAGTAGCTAGGGAGACTATGTCTACCCAAGCCTTCAGACAAGAGTTCGAGGCGAGTTTTGTCTCCTTTACTGGTGGTATATTTAAAGAGGAATGGGTTAAGTATGACGAAACAGAACCAAGAGAAGGAAACTTTGTCATTGCAGTCGACCCTGCAGGATTTGAAAAAGTTGAAAAGGAACGTGGTCTTAAAGGTAGTAAGCTCGATGAAACAGCTATCTCTATCGTTAAAATTAATAGTGATGAGTGGTGGGTCAAGGATATCTTACACGGTAGATGGAATATTAAAGAAACTGCTTCTAAAATATTACAGGCTGCAATTGAAAATCAGGCAACGATTGTCGGGATAGAATCAGGTGCATTAAAGAATGCAATTCTGCCATACTTAGAAGATGAGATGAGGGCAGAGAATAGATGGGTAGTCATAACAGACGTAACCCACGGTGGTAAGAAGAAAGCAGACAGAATTACTTGGGCTCTCCAAGGTAGAATGGAACACGGTAAAATTTCATTTAATAAGGGGAGTTGGAATAAAGACTTTGAATCTCAGTTATTAGAGTTTCCTACAAGCGGAACACACGACGATATGGTGGATAGTCTCGCTTATATAGACCAAGTAAGTGTTGCAGATTTTATACACACTATAGAGTTAGATGATGATTGGCGACCTTCTGACGATATAGCAGGATACTAAAGGATGTGAATGAATATTAACGATTACGAATCAGAAGACGAATATCAAGCTCTTGCTAGTTGGCTATCCGAGAAGTTAGAAGGATGGAGAAACAACAGAGATAATAATAATCTATCACAATGGGATGAATATTATCGTCTATGGCGTGGTCAATGGTCTCCTGAAGACCAAACTAGACAGTCAGAAAAATCTAGAATCATCACGCCTGCTTTACAACAAGCAGTCGAAGCAAGCGTAGCGGAGCTAGAAGAAGCTACATTTGGCAGAGGAAAATGGTTTGACATACAAGATGATATGTTAGACGAGAATAAACAAGACGTAGAGTACCTTCGTAACTTACTACAAGAAGATTTAGAGGGTGCAGGATGTAAAGATGCTCTATGTGAGGTATTTCTTAACGGTGCTGTATACGGTACAGGCATTGCTAAGATTATTACCCAAGAAAACATTAAAAGACGCCCAGTAGAGATGCCAGTAGAAGGCACACTTACAACTACAAGACAGATAGAAGAGTATCCTGAAGTCGAGGTTAAGATTGAAGCTGTATCTCCTAAAGAGTTTCTTATAGACCCTAGTGCTAATACTATTAATGAGGCATTAGGAGTCGCTCACGAGGTATATAAGCCACGATATATCATAACTGAGGGTATGAATAGTGGTATATACAGAGAAGTTGAATTACCGGCTAATGTTGAAGCTGTAGAGTTAGGGTATGACCCTGATTTTATAGCAATGGATGCTTCAGATAAAATTAAAATATGTGAATATTGGGGTAAAGTACCTAGGAAATACCTAAATTCTTCTGAAGATGAAAATGATTTTGATTATAATGAAGATGAGCTAGTAGAAGCTGTAGTTACACTTGCTAATGGCTCTCATATATTAAGAGCAGAAGAAAATCCGTTTATGATGGTTGATAGACCTTTTGTTAGCTATCAACACGACATCGTCCCAAACAAGTTTTGGGGGAGAGGGGTTTGTGAGAAGGGATATAACCCGCAAAAAGCATTAGATGCAGAGATGAGAGCTAGGATTGACTCTTTAGC